TGCTTTCATATTATTCAGTTGTATCAATCCAGCAATATGAGAATGTTGCTGACGCTTGGTTAATTGCACCTGCTGTTGGATTGTAAAGATAAATTGATACTGTATCTGCCGCTGTTACAGCCGCTCCACAGAAAATCAAATCATCGTTCAAATCTGCTGGTGGGTTCACAATGATGATGTCAGTTGTAGCCGCACCAGTTAGTGTGAATGTTGTTGCGCCACGAGTTGTAGCGTTGAGGTTAGCAGGGTCGATTGCTACTGTACCGAATTCGATACCGTAAACCATATCGTTGTCGCCAATTTGTAGAGCGCCAACTGCCGCTTCGCCTTTTGTAAGTCTGTTTACTAATGCCATTTATTTCTCCTAAATAAAGGAAGGGAGTGAGACCATGAAAAGTCCCACCCCCTTCGTTTAACTAATTAAGCGACGATTGTGTTCCAGAAGTAGCCAAGGTCTGCTGAAATAACTTTGTTATCGAAAGCCATTTCTGCTTCAACTCGGTCTGACTTAATGGATTCCATACGGAACTGTGAAGTTCCGATAGTTGCGCCAAGTCCACCTGATACGCCAGTCCATGCGAATGTGTATCCAGCGGAAGGGGTTAGTAGTCCAGGCTGTGGAGCAACATGGCAAAGAAGAGCCTTCTTGCCGTGAGCGAATCCGTATGCCTCTGCGGCACCTTCAGCGTTTGTTGCCTTAACTGCCTTTGCAACCATAACACGAGGAATGTCGAACATTGCGGCCAACATATCGGTTGTGATTGTTTGTGAAGATGTGTACTTGATGCGGTCTACAAGGTCAGGGTGATTCTTTAGTGCCTTGAATACATCGTATCCAAGAACCAAAGTGTTCGCTTCCATTCCTGTGTTGCTCAAGATTTCAGCCTTTCCAGTCTCAATGTCTGAGATTGGGTCGGATGATGTGTAATCATTCCATTGCTTTGTCTGTCCTGAAGATGGTGCTCCGCTTACGCCAGTTACATCGTCAGCCCATACACCAGTTCCAAAGAAATCTGAAACCCATTGTAATTCACGACGAAGCATTAAACGGCGAGTAACGAACTCTGTTGCCTCACGAAGAGGGTTTAGAGGAGCGTCTGCGTTAGCAACGGTTTGGTCATCTACATCTTTATGGAACGCCCAAACATCTGCTGAGTAAGTTCCAGTTGAAAGATTGTAACCTCCACCAGCAGATTCAGTTCCTGGAGCACGGCGTTGAGCCTCGTCACGGAACCAATCGTTCTTGGTGTAAGTAAAGTATTTATCGCTCTTCTTATCGACAGGGATTACTGGGAATACCTTGTCAGCGATAAAGTTATCTTGGTTCTGTAAGTAAGCAACCGAGATATTGGTAAGAATTGCGTCCACATGGACGGAATTGATATTTGGCTGTGGCATTTTTAGTTAGCCCCCTAGTTCGCTCTTGTTGGGTTAGCGCAGTTCACGACGGCGGTGATGACTTCAGCATCCGCACCTGCCGCTGTAATTGCCTGACCTACAACATATTGAGTGGTATCAGTTGTAGCAATCTTGTCTGCCTTACCTGCTGAGGTAACGCTCAAGAACGCTGGAAGAGTGATTGCTTCTCCTGCTACGAGTTTTGTTCCACCTGCAACAAGAACTTCTGCCTCTTGTCCTGCGGTTGGAGCATTTTGTAAAACGCCAACTGGTACATCAGTAATAGCCGCAATAGCGATTGCTTCTCCTGATGAATTCAACTTGACGAAGTTGTACTGCTTACTGGAAAGGTCGGCACCTGCAACGAGGGTGACCTTTACCGAGTAATTGGAGATTTCGTATGCCATGTTTTAGGCACCTTTCTCGGATAGGTATTGGCTGTAAAGGTCAGGGTTTTTTGTAGCAATATCAGCCATCGCCTGAGCGAATGACTTTGCTACACCCTCTTCAACGGCAGACTTAGCAAGCGTAGTCATACGCTCATAAGCATTGCCTGATTTGAAGTCCGCAGATTTGCCGATTTCTGCAAAAATTGATGCTGATTCAGCCTGTGCATTGACTGAAGAAAGAATTTCTTCAACGCTCTTTGCAAGGTCTGAATCTGTTTCAGACAAGCGACGAAGCGCTGGTCCGACTTTATCAGCATTGAGATTGAGGTTAGCCCAACCCTTTGCCTTTTCTACTGCTTGAGCATCAGCACGGGCTTCGCGCTCTTTGCGTAGTTCAGCGGTTGCCTCCTCTGCTTGCTTTCTCAAGTCTTCAATCATTTTGACAACTGGAGCAGGAGCGGACTTCATGTAGTCCTCTTCTTCCTTCTTTGGTTCCTTTGAGTCTTGACCCATCGCCATTTCAACTTCCAATTCAGGCTTTTCTTCCTTTTCG